CATCGGTGGTGGTCGCGCTGCGCTGACTTTTACTGCCGCACAATTGGCTGCTATGGCTGACGTTGGTGCTAACACCGCCGTCTATCTAACAGTTGATCCTAACGGCACCATTGTTACCACGCAGGGCATTTACCGCTTCACAGTGGTATACGCTCAGAAAGTTTGAGGCACATAATGGGCCAATTCAAACCAATGGTCAAAATGATGACCACGGAGCCTACTGTTGAGCTAAAACTCAAAAAAGGCGGTGCTGTTGCTATGAAGAAGGGTGGATCAACTACCAAAGCCAAGAAAATGGCTATGGGCGGTGAACCAGGCTTGGCTGGCGAGATGATGGGTGCACCCCGTATTCCTGCCGGTCCCGTGGGCGGCTCTGCTGCTCCAGTAATTGGCCCTAAACGTCCTTCAATGGCAATGCGCCGTAAGGCTATGCGTCCTCCTATGGCTCCTCCTGCCCCTATGGCTGCAGCGCCTATGATGAAAAAGGGCGGCAAAGCACATGATGACGCAGCTCAGGACCGTGCAATGATCAAGAAGGCACTGGCTGGTAAGAAGTTTGCTACCGGCGGTGTCGTTAATGGTCAAGGTGGTTACAAGAAGGGTGGCCTTGCTTCTAGCGGGATCATCAATACTGAAGACCAGGGCGGCGAATATCGCAACACTAAGATGATTACCTCAAAGCCTGATCATTCCCCAGCTAAAACTGGCGGCGTGAAAAATGGTAATGGTGGTGGCTATGCAACTGGTGGTGTGGCTAAATCAAACGGCGGCGGCTACAAGAAAGGCGGCTCCGCAAAAAAGTTTGCTGACGGCGGTTCAGTTCAGGCTGATGGACGCGCCGTCAAGATGCCACAGGGAGCTAAAACTCCTTCTAAGCCAGTGAGCATTAATCAGTTATCCGGCACCTTTAAAAAGGGTGGCAAGGTAACTGCTGCAGAAAGTAAATTGCTTTCAGCGAATAAAGCTGAAAATGCTTCTGCCATGAAAGCTGCGAAAGCAGTGAAGCTTGATCAATACAGCAAGTATCAAAAGCCTGTAAAGAAAATGGCTGATGGTGGTGATCCTAACCGTGCTGCATGGGAAGCTGATGAGCGCAAATTTAACGAAGGACTTCGTTCTGACGTTGAAGATGCTTTGACTTATCCGCTTCGCAAAGGCAAGGAGCTGTTCGACAAAGTAAAAGGTAGCAAGTTCGTTAAAGATATGAGCGATGCTGCTGAAGACTATGGCGATGTGTGGATGAAAGGCGCAGGCCTTCGTTCTCAAAATGCTCCCGGCCCACGTTCGGTTACCAAAACCAAAGAATCGGTTACGGTAGCTAAAAAGCGTGGCGGTAGTTGTTGAAAATGAGTAGGGGGTTCGCCCCCTACTTTTAATTGGGGAACCGTATGAAAGTTCAAACAGTATCAAAGACAGGCGTAGGATCAAGCTCTGCTTTGGTGATGAATACGAACATCAGCCCATTTAACGTGGGTTTTGGTGTTGTTGTGACTGGCACGGTTAACTATACCGTTCAGCACACATTTGATGACCCTGCTATCGGTTTTACGACATGGTTTAGTCATCCTACTATTGCCAGCAAAGCTGACAACCAAGACGGTAACTATGCTTTCCCTGTTACTGGCATTAAAGTTTTGGTTAACTCTGGCGACGGTACTGCAACAATGAATTTGATTCAAGCGGGTATCTAATATGCCTTACGTTGGTTACACAGGCGTAGCCAATCAAGCGAATACCAGCGATGGTTTTGCTTTGCATACTAGTGCTGCAAACATAGTTGGCTCAACTCCCGGAGATGATGTTGGTGACAATGGCGTGGTTGATCTTTATGGTGGCACTGCTCGTGTTAAGTATTACATCCTGATGGAAAATTCAGGATATGTCTTGCAAGAAGACTCAAGCAAAATTGAACTGGAGAGTAACTAATGGCTGATCAAAAAATATCGGCAATGCCTTCAGCGGCAACGCTAACTGGTGCTGAGCTTGTTCCTCTTGTGCAGTCTGGCGCAAATGTGCAGACAACAATTAACAGTTTGTCTTCGTTTACACAATCTACTTATTTGGGATATGGCGACATTTACGTTGCTTCTGGATCAACCTCCCAAACAACCAGTGGAACAGCAAATACGTATACAACTCTGACTTGTTTTACAACAGACGGCCCAGATAATGGTTCTGTAACAACAGATGCCGCGAATGACAGATTAACGCTTGCAACTGGAATTTATCAGGTAACTTTTAACGCTACATTTACCGCAACAAATAATCACACATTTTTATTTCGTTGTTTTAATTCTACGACTGCAACTGCTTTTGCTAATACAGTTGGGAAAAATCATACGCAATCTACCGACGCCCATCAGGTTGGGTTTAGTGGTCTTATTAGCGTCACAGGAACTACTAATATAGTAGTTCAGGTTGCTTCTACAGACACAAGCCAGCCTTTAACAATCAGCGAAGCAAATTTTATTGCTGTTAGGGTGGGTTGATCATGCCAGCTAAATCTAAAGCACAGTTCAAGTTGATGAAGGCTGTTGAGCACAATCCTTCTGTCGCTAAAAAGATTGGCATGTCTTCGTCTGTAGCTAAAGAATACACAGAATCTAACGTAGGAAAAAAAGCCTTCGGGAAGCTCCCATCGAAGTTGAAAGGCGGAGGCCCTTCTCTTTCCGTAGGTCGAGGCGAGAAGCTACCAGCTGAGCAAGGGGCTGGTCTGACTGCCAAAGGTCGCGCTAAGTACAACCGCGAGACTGGTAGCGATCTAAAGGCTCCACAGCCTCAAGGTGGCCCTCGTAGAGATTCGTTCTGTGCTCGTATGGAACCAACAGCAAGGAGCTCTGAGCGCGGTTCTAGGGCTCGTGCATCGATGAAACGCTGGAATTGTCCGGGGTGGTAAATGGCTTATTCAGGCACAGTTAGTACGACAGTAATTAATGTTCAGCAGCTGATCGACCACGGCGCTCGTCGTTGCGGTAAGTTGGCTGAAGAGCTCACGTCTGAGCAACAAACAGCTTCACGTCAGTCTTTATACTTCCTGCTCTCGCATCTAATTAATCGCGGCATTCAGTATTGGGCGATTGAGAAGGAAGTTATCGGTTTATCTGCCGACAAATATATATACAGCCTGCCTAACGGCGCTGTAGACGTTTTAAACGCCTTGTATCGCACGATGAATCGTCCTTCAGGGGATTACACATCATCTGCAGGCGGCGTAGTTGCAAACGTATACGATGGAAATGTTGATACGTACTGTCAACAAACTTCAACAAACGGGAACATTCAAGTTTTTTATGGGACAAATAATCCTGTTTACGCTGGCAGTATTGGTATTTTGCCTTACGTGTCTGGCGGCGGCTCTGCCACTTGGTCAGTCACTTTCGAGTATTCCACTGATGGAAGTACATGGTCAACGCTTGACGACCTCGGCTCGGTAGTTGTTACTGACAATCAGTGGATTTGGACGGATATTGATCCCGGCCAGTCTGTTATGTATTACCGCGTGCGCGTGTACAACGGCACGACATTAGCTCTGCGTGAGTTCTTTGTTGGTAATAACAGCACTGAAATACCAATGGCTCGTCTAAATCGTGATGACTACACTAGCCTGCCGAATAAAAACTTTCCAGCTAATCAGCCTTTTCAATTTTGGTTTAACAGAACTATTCCCGTGCCAGAGATTTATCTATGGCCAGTGCCTAATGACCCGTTTATTCAAATGACGGTCTGGTATTCGCGTCAGATTATGGATGTAGGCTCATTAACTGATGAGCTTGAGATTCCACAGCGGTGGTATGAGGCTACAGTAATGATGCTGTCTCACCGTATGAGTCTGGAGTTGCCAGGTATTGCAATGGACAGAATTGGCTATTTGGAGAAAATGGCCGCGCAGTATCTGATGGAAGCTGAGCAGGAAGAGCGCGATAAGTCACCGATTTATTTTGCTCCTAACATTTCAGTGTACACAAGATAATGCCAGTATTTCTTGATACTAGAGGTTATTCAGACATCGCAATTGCGGTGTGTGATCGCTGTAAAATGAAGCGCCCTCATGCTGAACTGTCAAAGGACCCGAACTTTCCAGGTTTGATGGTGTGTGAGCAGGGGTGCAAGGATCAGTTTGACCCGTATAGGCTTCCCGCGAGGAAGACAGAGCGCATTGCGTTACGGTTCCCTCGTCCTGATGTGAGTGTGGCTGACGATCCGACAGGAATTACGACAAATGGCCCGAATGAATTTGTTATTTCGCCTGAGCAGAACACAGCAACGCCCGAACAGAATGGCAATCTTGACAATTTGAGTCCGAGTCCATAATGGCAAATATACAGATTACCCAATTACCTGCCGGTGGTCCAATAACAGGGACAGAGCAGGTGCCAGTCGTCCAGAACGGGGTGACTGTTCGCGTCTCGACTTCAGCTATTGCAGCTTCTCCTGCCCAGCAACAGACCTTTTTGACCCTAAATCAAGAGCCGACATTGCCTAATTCACGGGCTTTGTCTGGCGGCACGGGTATTGGCCTAACTGATGGTGGTGCTCAGAGCACCCTTCAGATCACGTTAAACGGCGCTTCTGGCAGCTTAGAGGCCGCAGGTAATGGGTTGGTAGCCAAAACAGGCGCATCGACCGTTACAAACCGTTCTATTGCGGTTTCTGGCCTTGGTTTGAGCGTTACAAACGGCTCTGGAGCGTCCGGTGATCCTACTTTAGCGCTTAGCGGCCTGCCTGCAAGCCTAGCTGGTCTGTCTGGCACTGGCATTTTGAACATGATTGGCAGTACAAGCGTCGGAACTATTACGATTCTTGGCACTTCAAATGAAATTGACGTTGCTAACGGTAATGGTGCGGGAAATCCAACGATTTCTATTAGCAGCAACCCTGTTTTGCCGGGTACTGGTGGCGCAACGATGCCTTCTGGCAACACTGCAACTCGTCCAGCGTTGCCGCCAAACGGAACTATCCGCTACAACACAGATTTAGGCCTGTTTGAAGCCTTCTTAAACGGCTCTTGGTTTACTTTAGCGTCTGGCTCAGGTGTTACATCGATTCTGACTGGTAATGGCCTGCAAGGTGGCCCAATTACGTCAACCGGCACGATTAGCATCGACACGTCGATCACCGCCACGCTATCAGGCACACAGACGTTTACTAATAAAACTATTAACGGTGCAAATAACACTGTTTCAGTGACAAACGGCTTAACTATAGGCACTGGCTTGAGTGGCGGTAGCTATGACGGCTCAGCTCCGGTCACCATTGCTATTGATTCAAGCGTTGTTACTGAGACTGGCAACCAGACTTTAACTAACAAGACGATCAGCGGGTCAAGCAATACATTAACTAATGTGCCTAACTCGGCACTAGTCAACAGCGCAATAACTGTTGGAACCACCTCTATTCCGTTGGGGGCAACGTCTCTGACTTTAGGTGGCTTGACCTCTGTTGCAGTAACTCAAGACCCAACATCAGCCTTGCAGCTGGCCACTAAGCAGTACGTCGATGCGGTAGCCCAAGGTTTGAACGTCCATGCAGCCTGCGATGCGGCCACTACGGGTACTTTGGCAAGCATTACTGGAGGCACGGTAACGTATAACAACGGCTCTTCGGGCGTAGGCGCGACCCTCACATTGTCTGTTGCGTTGACTGTTCTTGACGGCTATACACTGCAGAATACCAACCGTATTTTGGTCAAAGACCAAGCAGCGCAAGCGCAGAACGGTATCTATATATGGGCTACAGGCGGCACAGTATTAACCCGTGCGACTGACTTTGATACTAACGTAGAGATTGCCAACGGTGACTTTACTTTTGTTACCTACGGCACGTTGTATGGGAATACTGGCTGGGTACAGACTTTGCCTGTTACTACAGTCGGAACTAGCCCTATTTCATGGACGCAGTTCTCTGGCTCAGGCACATACACTGCAGGCAACGGCCTTACCTTAACTGGTAATCAGTTTAGCCTTACATCGCCTGTCTCTATATCCAACGGCGGTACAAACGCTAGTTCTGCTAGTACTGCCTTTAACAATTTGTCTCCAATCACATCGACTGGTGACTTAATTGTAGGTAATGGCGCTAACAGTGCTACTCGTTTGGGTATCGGAACATCAGGGTACGTATTAAAATCTACAGGTACAACGGCTGCGTGGCAGGTTAACCCTACGTATTTGCCAATAACATTGCATTCAGGAAGTCAAACGGACATACCTATTGGTAATGGTTATCTACCCGTATTACTGCATGACGGGGTTACTACGGTCAATGTGACCTGCTTCTAAGGATTAAAAATGACAGCACGTTATCCACTCGTAATTAACGCGACATCCATTCAGGAGATTCAGGTCGGTGACACATACGATCTATCTCAAGGTGCCAGCTTACCTTTGGCGACTGGTGTGTCTGGCGTTCTGCCGACGGCGAATGGCGGTACAAACTTATCCACATTCACGGCAGATGGAATACTGTTTGCGTCAAGCACCAGTGTTTTGGCACAATCTGCAAATCTTAGTTTTAATTCGTCAACTAACATACTGACTGCTGGCACAGGCGTAACGGGCGGTATTTCAGGAGGTACATTCTAATGGCACAGACAGGCTATACCCCGATTAAGCTGTACTACAGCACAACAACATCAGCTGCGCCAACTTCTGGCAATTTGGCTGATGGTGAATTGGCGATTAACATCACTGACGGCAAGCTGTTCTATAAGGACAACCTTGGCTCAGTACAGACAATTGCTACTAAAGCTGCTGTTACTAACGTATCGTCAATTACCTTTGGCAGCACTGGTTTAACGCCATCTACGGCTACCACTGGCGCTGTTACGGTTGCAGGCACACTGGCCACAACAAACGGCGGTACTGGCATTACGTCATTTACGTCTGGTGGCGCTGTATACGCAACGTCAACGAGCGCATTGACTACTGGCACGCTTCCTATTGCTTCTGGCGGTACTAATGCGACAGCGACGCCTACAGCTGGTGGTGTGTCTTACGGAACCGGCACTGCATATGCGTTTACTTCGGCTGGTTCTGCAGGACAGGTATTAACAAGCAACGGAACAGGTGCGCCAACATGGGCTGCTGCATCGGGTGGTATATCAACAGGTAAGGCCATTGCGATGGCTATGATCTTCGGTTTCTAAGGAGCTTTAAATGGCAAACCCTAATATTGTTAACGTAACGAGCATCTACGGAAACGTCGGTTACGTTATTCCTTCGTCGGCAGCTACTGCCACGACTTCATGGACGTACAACGGTACGACTTCGCTAACTGGTTTAACCCCAGCGGCAAGCACTGTGAACCGTATTACGTCAATCACCGCATCGAATACAACTTCAAGTGCTGTGACTGCAACGATTGCGATTGGTAACAATTCGACGTTCGGTTCAGCTACTGTGGTTACGTATCCTGCGTATCAGATTTCAGTGCCGCCAAATGCGACTCTGATTATCATCGACAAGACCAACTC